GATCAGAGACTTCAACGCCCGGAATACCTAGGCGGAGGCCGTACACCCCTAACAATATCAGAGGTATTACAGAACTCAACTTCTGGTTACGAATCATCTCCTACATCCCTAACACCTCAGGGAAACATGGCAGGTCATGGCATCGCAGTCGGCAATTCAAATAGATTCAAACGTAGGTTTGAAGAGCACGGTTACGTGATTGGCTTAATGTCAGTACTACCGAAAACAGCCTATCAGGATGGGATCCATAAGATGTGGACACGTGAAGATAAATTCGACTACTTCTGGCCTGAATTTGCTCACCTAGGAGAGCAAGAGGTTCTCAATCAAGAAATATATGCCGACTTCAACGAAGCAACACCAGCCCAAGGACAGGAAACATTTGGCTATCAATCACGAGGTGCGGAATATAAATACGGTGTTAGTACAGTTCACGGAGACTTCCGGGACGATTTAGCGTTCTGGCATATGGGCCGACAATTCACCAGCAAACCAGCACTAAACGCAAGCTTTGTAGAATCAGATCCCACAACTCGCATATTTGCTATAACCGATGAAGAGGAGGATAAAATTTACGCTCAGATCTATAACAATATTTCTGCTTTGCGCCCAATGCCGTATTTTGGTACACCAAGACTCTAAAATAGAATTCAAAATGGACAGAATCAGAACCCCATATAAATACCGGAACTATAAAAGGGATAAAGAGACCCCAGATACCGTATCTTTAACGGTACCTGGGGAGAGCACCCCAATACGTGAAATGCTCAGGCGTCATGCCGGTGGAATCATAGACATTTCAAAAGAGAGGCACGGCTACTATGCCGAGGATCCCGATCATGACGATGTGGACTTCGAAAAAATTGCAAGGTCAGACATATTCGACCAAACCAATGCACTCGAAAAAACGGTGGAAATGGAAATCGATAAAGCTATCGAGGCGAAAAAGTCATCGAAAAAGCAAAAGGAAAACGTAGAAGCGATAACGGACGTAGTTAACGAAGAATCAAAGAGCGACGACGTATCAACTGAAGCGGAAAACGATGACAAGCCACAATAACATTTCCCGATTAAAAGAAAACCGAGCTAAGGCCATCCCTATCATGGCCTGTCTCGGATCTTTAATGATGTCCCCCCTCCGGAGGGAGAAAGCGCCGTTGCTCGGCGCCTTTCGGTCGGGGGGATTCATCATTCAATCTAACTATGGACAAAATTAGATATATGCAATTTTCAAGGCAGAGGCCCCAGTTGACGGTCTACTAGATGTCAACTGGATAACTGACACCAAAATCGGCAAATAGCGATCTTAAAAAAATTAAAATAGTACAATTATGGCAGCACCTTGGCTCAAAGCAGCAGGCAACGCATTAGCAGGAAATTTACCAATATTCGGTAATATGATCTCTCAAGCTATAGCAGCAAAACAAGACCGTCGAAACATCGAGGATCAACAGGCCCATCAGATGGAAATGGCCGACTATCAGTATTCAAAAGACCTCGAAATGTGGGAACGTGCAAACAAGTACAACGAGCCGTCCCAACAAATGGCAAGACTCAGAGAAGCAGGCCTTAACCCGGCAATGATCTACGGATCCGGTGGAGCGAAAACAACAGCAGCAACACAGCTGCCGAAATATCAAGCACCTAGACCAGATTACTCATCTCGCAGAAATCCCCTAGAAGCTTTAGGTGCTTTATCTATGTATCAGGATGTAAGACTAAAAGACGCTCAAATAGCTATTGCCACGGAAGAGGCAAGAAAAGTAAAAGCAGAAGCAGACCACGCAGGTTTGTACTATACCGCCCGGGCTGGTATGCTAGGAGAAAGCCACTTACTGAAAGCAACACGAAGAGCATGGATGTTCGGAAATAGAGGCATGGGCTCTAAATTATCTGGCTATAAATGGTCTGGAGATGCAGGCCCCAAAGCAAGAGCATGGCAAGTATTTGATCAAGAACTAGCCGCAAATGTAGCAGCAACACAACGAAGCACAGCAGCAGCAGCATTATCATGGAGCCAGAAACAGTATCGAGATCTAGAAACTGAATGGTACACCGGAAAACTTATCGGTGGATGGGCATCTAAAATCTTACAATGGCTCCCATTAGGTAAAGCATGGAAAGGTGGACGACTAGGAAACTTAGGCAAGCCAAAAATTCCCTTATATGGTAAATATGCCTACCCTTATTGGAATCGCTAAAAAATTCATACATTAGTCATATGATATCATACGATTTACTCATTTCAGCAATGGCAGCCACTTTATCCGTGGCCTGCCTGGCACTATTATTTCATGTATTATTCACCAAAAAAATTAAATCATGGCCTTTAGACGACGAAGCAGAAGCAGACGACGAGGAACAAACTATCGCAGATCGACTCGCTCGTATTCCCGACGTAAAACAAATTCACGTAGGCGACGTGGAATCCGGACATATCATCCATCCCGAGGAGGCATAAGGCTATAATCATGTGTATAAAACCACTCACGTTAAAAGATAGGGTTGTCGAGTGTGGACAATGCGCTGAATGCCGTATCAAAAAGTCCCGAGAATGGGCCTTCCGAGTAGAACAGGAAGCGAAAACAGCAGACACAGGTGCCTTCATTACATTAACTTACGACGAAACTCATGCCATCTGGATCGACCATCCCGACACGGACGAAACATATACGACGCTGGATAAAAGTGATTTCCAAAAGTTTATGAAAAGACTACGCAAGGAAATAGCAAAGACTCATGATGTAAAACTACGCTATTTTGCCTGTGGTGAGTATGGGCCCTCTACATCGAGGGCTCATTATCATGCCATCATCTTTAACATTCCTATAAAATATAAAAATCAAGAAACCATCGAAAAGATCTGGGGCAAAGGTTTTGTCACAGTCTTACCCGTGGAAAAAAAATCGATTAGGTATGTAACAAATTATATGATGATGAAAGACGACAATTTAAAAAAAGGACAGTTAAAACCATTTACAATGATGTCCCGGAACCCGGGACTAGGACAATATTACCCTTATGCAAATGCCAAAACACATAGGACGACCTTTAGTCCTTTACTCAACGAGGCTGCACAGAATAAACGCCCACTTATCCGCTATTACGCAGAAAGAATATTCCCGGGCCATCTGCAAGCAAATTACCGTGAAATGAAAGAGGAATATTTCAAACCCTTTCATGACAAGCAGTTAAAAAAAGCTATCGAAGAGGATCCATTAGACCCGGCATCTGTCATCAAAAGAAAAAAGTTAGAGAAACTCCGGGCAATTAGAGCCCGGCAAAAAAAACGTAAATTATGAACATGTTTTCAAGCAATGCCAAACCTCGAATAAAGAGGAATAAATTTAATCTATCACACGAAAAAAAGATGTCGTTGAATATGGGGCCACTATACCCCATAATGACACAAGAAACATTACCCGGTGATTCGTTCCGGGTAAATTCAGAAATCATGATGAGGCTATCACCGATGATCGCTCCAATGCTGCACCGGGTGAATGTCTATACTCATTACTTCTTTGTCCCCCTCAGGCTAGTATGGTCTGAATGGGAAAGCTTTATCACCGGAGGTAAAGACGGTGACGAATTCCCGGTGTCACCTTTCATATATATGGATTCCGAAAATAGCCCCTACTTCCAAAAGAAATCCTTAGCGGACTATATGGGACTACCAATTCCCCCAACAACTGTAACACAAGGTTTCAAAGTATCTGCCCTCCCCTTTAGGGCTTATCAAACAATCTGGAATGAGTATTTCAGAGATCAAAACTTAACCGACCCCACGGCCTTTGGTACTGGATCCGGTGAAATAACCGACCTAGCCGAAACAGTACGACTAGTATCCCTTAGGAAAAGAGCATGGGAAAAAGATTACTTTACCTCGGCTCTTCCATGGTCACAACGAGGCCCAGAAGTGGAACTTCCTGCAACAGTCGAGTACAAAGATCCTACCCAAATGACCCGGGCCGGAGATCTCGGCCTTCCTGCATCTGGCGCCCTGCATGCTGGTCAGGATCTTGGAGATGGATATAGGCGCCTTGATAGTAGCGATACGCAAGGCTTAATATTGGAAAATATTGACTCCTTAGGACTTACCATAAATGACCTCAGGAGATCCAACAAATTACAAGAGTGGTTAGAGCGACAAGCAAGAGGTGGCGCAAGGCTCACAGAAACGATTTTAAGCCACTTTGGCGTGAGATCTTCAGACCAGAGACTTCAACGCCCGGAATACCTAGGCGGAGGCCGTACACCCCTAACAATATCAGAGGTATTACAGAACTCAACTT